ACGCCAGCGCCTACAGCGATCGTGGCAAGTGAAATTGAGTTGGCAGGAACAGCAGGAGCAGTTGGTGATCCCGCAGGAGTTCCTGGTAAAACTTGGTAAATGACATCATTGAAAGCGCCTGTGTAATAGGCATCCCGAACGGTTGCAACTATTCGGTCAATTCTCGGATTGGTTGGATCAGCAGTTGTGATGGTCAGCGTGACAGTTGCATCATTGTAAAAAGTGTAAACGCCCATATTTGCCTGGGTTGTTCCAACTACGGCTGCCCATCCTGAAGCAACGCGCACTGACATACCCGCAGGAGAGTTTTGGGTGACGGCCATGGAAGCAGAGCCGATGATGCCTGTGGTGGCATACAAGGCTTGCTGAGTTAAACGGTCACTTTCGGCAGGATAACTTCCCGCTTGCAACCAACTCGGAGGCGATACAAGTGTCATTTATACTCCTAAATGTAAGCCGACTGCCATGTTACAACGGCTTGGGTAGTTCCCGCTAGGGTTCCTGTTCCAGTCAGATAGAACTGATTATTACCTGGTTGAGCAGAAAACCATGACCCTGAGAGAAGTGTATTACGCGCAGGGTTTCCATTCAGCGTAATCAGTTTATTGTAAAGGTCCACATTTAACACATCGCTGCTGCTATAGGTTCCAATAAAGTTTAAAGCAGCGCCTTCGGTTGTGTTGCCGACTGTTGGGTTTGTGATCGGTCCGCTAATAGCAATGTTTGGATAAGTGGTAGCCCATCCAGCGTTGTTAATTGTGGTGGAAATAATTACAGAACCGCCGCCATAGGTGACATTGTAGGTGCGGTTATAAACGCGACCTGTGGGTGGGGTGTAAGCCAGCAGTGCGGTCTGAATATTGCTGGCATAAACATTTGGATCGGGGCAAAAGAAAGTCACCTGAGCCACGATGTAGCCATAGGTGTAGTTGGGGTCTACGGTGGCCCTCAAGCCTCGTACGCGGGCGTACACGACCTGTTCGGTGTCAGCGTTGGACATAAGGAAGTAAAGGGGCGTGGTGCCGCTCTGTTGGGGTAAAAGCGCCCTTTGAATAGTGTTGAAATTCACCTGAGCCGTGGCCCCTGGGGAAGCCAGGCATAGAAACTGAATGGTGATTTCACGGCCTGAAAGAAAGTCGCGGCCTGAGAACATACCGTCTGCATAGCCTCGGTTGTCATCTTGGCTGCGAATGTCAGGGAGCGCTTCTAGCCCATCAACTGATTGAATCTGATAAGGCGATCCTGCGCCGCCAAAGACCTGGTTATTAAAAGAGAACGAATACTGTTGAATTACGGCTGGCATTTTATCGGTCCCTTAAGGCGTTAATTTGGGCTGTTGTTCTTGAAGGCACAGCAACAGTCACTGCCGTTCCATATTTAATCGCCGACACTACGCTGCTGGCTGTCGATGAAGGATTGGTTAAATTCACACCTGAAATGTTAGTTGTAATATTTGTGACAGGAACAGTTGTCCCCTTGGCTGTTGTAATAGTTGTAGGACTCATTGGTTTCACAACAGGAGGAACGGTTGCAGCCGTGATAAAAGCGGCATTTGCTGCTTGCAAGGAAGCAGTAGCGGCAGCAACAGCAGCCAATTGTGCTTGCAAGGCTTTTAACTTTTTGTCAGTTTTTTCTGCTATTTCGTCAATAGCCTTATCAAAAGCAGTCTGAGCATCAGTGAGAGCCTTTTGCAGAACTCTTTGTGCTTCCGCTAATCCTTCATTAAGTTTCTTTTGAGCCTCGGCTCTAGACTTGGCAAGAGTTGCTTCTGCATCGGCTAACGCTTTTTCTAAATTAGCCTTGGCGGTTGCCATAGCCTCTTGTAGTTGTGTGGCTGCTTCAAGCATACGAGCATCGCGCTCAATCTTGGCTTCAGCCATGGCTGCTGCATATTCGGCATTTGCCACTGCAAGAGATTCTTTAAGTTGCGCATCAACTTCGGCAAGTGATGCTTTTAGATCTATTGCCACTTGATCATAAGCCTGGCGCAATTCAGAGGTTGCAAGATTGGCTCCATTGTTCATGGACTTGGCTAAGGTATCTAAACCTGTCTCTTGAATAGACTCTAGGTCCATGAAGGTGCTTTGAATTTCAGCCTGTTGTTCAGGAGAGGACTTTTTTAGTTCATCCACCATTTGAAGGCCGACTTCAGGGCCAGCCTTTACAACCTGCTCAATAAAGGTTTGTGCGTATCCCTGGCCAGCAAGGTAGGCCGCAGCCGCTTGCAACTTCTTAGCATCATCTAATTGTTTTTTCATTTGAGCCAAAAGGCCGCCTGAAGTTTTACCCTTAAATGCCTCGGTTAAACTGAAACCTGTACCTGAAGCAAATGCGCTGCGAAGGCGATCCACAGATTGTTGAATAATTGAGGCTTCTTTTTCCGCAGCAGATTTGCGTAGATCCACAGCCTTTTGCGCAGCAGTTGCCCGTAGATCAGTTAATTTCTTTTGATGGCTTGCCTCAATGTCCGCAGTTTTCTTTGCGTAGTCTTTAGCAATCTCCACCATTTCTTTGGTGTGTGTCTTTTGAGCATCAGTTACTGCGTTGTTATAAGTGTCCTGTGCTTCGGCACGCTTTTCTGCGGCAGCCTCTTCTGCATCCGCTAAAGCATCGGCATAATCTTTTTGGAGGTCTGCAACCTTTTCTTGATACTTTTCATGGGCTTTAATTTGATCTTCCATAAAAGCCATCTCAGCATCAGCAACTTTTTCAGCGCGTGCTGCCGCTTCCTTAGCAGCCTTCTCTGCCGCTTTAGCAACATTTGGATCAACTGTGCCTGGCTTCGTTTTGCCGCCCTTGGTTGCTGTTTCTACTTTCTTTGCATTTTTTTCTGCGGAAGAACCCATCTTGTCTAAACCTGCCGACAATTCTTTGGCTTTCTTTGCAGCCGCATTAGCAAAATTACTTATTCCGCCTAAGCCTTTATTCATAATGTCAAGGCCAGCCTTGGCGTATTTACCAACGCCTGGAAGTTTAGAAAGAATTGTTAAAAATCCTTTTAACGGTCCTAACACCACTTTTGCAATGGCTTCAAAGACCTCTCCCACCATAGGAACAATAGAAGCAAAAGCGTTTAAGGCAACCTTGGCTACTGAAATAACTGCTTTTCTAAATTCCTCGTTGCTGTTCCAAAGTTTAACCATCGCTGCTACAAGTAATCCGATGGCAACGATAACTGCTCCCATAGGGTTCATTTTCTGAGCAAGGTTAAGAGCCTTTTGAGCGATGGTTGCAGCATTTACAACCAGTTGATAAGCCCCGTATGCTGCGGTTAAAGCACCCACGGTTATAGCAAAGGCTTTGACTTCATCTTGATTATTTTTAAAGAACTCACCAATCTTTGTTAATACAGGCACCAATAATTCTAAAATGCCAAGTAAACCTTTAAAGGCTGGCATCAAAGCATCACCCACGGCAACTTTTGCATCCTCAAATTTGGCTTGCAAAGTTTTCATTGTGTTGGCTGTTCCATCTGCTGTTCGAGCGTAATCGCCCTGTGCAAGAGAAGTGTCTTTCATAATCAATGCGTAAGAGGCCTGTGCTTTTGCAGCAGGTGTTAAAGCCTCACTTGTGCTTTTAATTAATCCTAAAGACATTGCTTCTGTTTTTAAGCGAACATCTGAAAGAGCAACACCAAAGCGCTTCAAAGGTTCGGTTTCGCCTGAAAGACCTGATCGCAAAGCGGTGATGGCCTGATCAATAGATGTGTTGTTAAACGAAGCCATGTCCGCAGCCAACTGCACGAGATTGGTAGACATCTTTTGGGCTTCGCCTTGACCTAAACCAAAGGCCTGGAATAAGTTGCCGTAAGTTCCAGCCGCTTCTAAAGCAGCCTGGTTTGAAATACCTAAGTTTTGCGCGGCCGATTGCCCAAACTTCTCAACCTCCGCTGCTCCCTCTCCAAAGACCACTCGCACCTTTGATAATGACTCAGCCATATTACTTGCGGCCAAAATAGAGTCTTTGGCAAAAGCAGCCACTTGTGATGCCGCAAAAGTTGCACCAAGAGCCGCGCCTACATTTTTAAGAGTACCAACAAAGGAATTCATTCCCGCGCTGGCTGTTTTTACATTGCTATCGACACCTTTGATCGCAGACTCTGCTTGAGCCAAACCCGCTTTAAGTTGCGTTACATCAGCCTGGAGTTGAATGAGGATTGGCGGGATTGTCGATGCCATCTATTAACTCCTTAAAAACATCGCAAAAGCGCCAACGAAGGTTCTGTTTAGAGCGCCTGATTGTTTCAGGCTTTCTACGGCAGGAACCATGTACGGGTATTTTACTCCTGATTTCCACGAAGGAAGTCCCATTTCAACGGCGCGTGCATAAACCATGGAAGCGCCAACTTCGGCAACATAACTATTTCCAAAGCCGACCTTAGTTTGCGAATAAATAGAACGGCGCAAGTTACCAGTCATAACATTCGGACCAGGACCAGTTCCAGGAATGTGTCCTTGCCCTCTAGGGTGCGTTCCTGTGTTGGCGTTCTTTTTCGCCTGGCGTTCCACAGAAGCAGCAGCCATTCCTATAGCGTAGCGAGCAGCGTCATTGACTTTCTTTTCGGTTAGATCAAGACCAGCCAAAACTTGAGCAAGGTTTTTTATCTCCACTACTCTCTCACCTCACTTTGTAACTTAGTAACTGTTGCCGCTATCGCCAACAACCAATCAGAAGTCCCTGCGGGTAGATCATCTACCTGGTCGGGTGTCCAACCAAAGCGATCCGCAAATTGGAAATAGGCCCACTCCTCATCGGGGTAGGCTAAATCCGCTCTGCGTTCTCCACCCTCAAGCAGCCACTTTAGGCGTTCGAGTTGTCGGTAGGCGCTTTTGGGTCTTGTTCGTTCTCGACTGTCTCGCCTAAGGATGGGAACAAGAATTGTTGCGCATCCTTGGTTGCGTCAACCAAAGCGTCGTAATCTTTCATTTCTAATTCGTCTAAGTTTTCAATTTTGAGCGCTGGAATTAAAAGATCTAAAGACCAGTCCTCAACTAACATAGCAATTAAAGCGTCACCAAGTGCCAAAGCACGAGTTAAATCTCCGCCTTCAACATCAGCGGTTTTTAATACGCGCTTACGATCTTTAACGCGCAGCAGTTTTGGGTCCTTCAAAGTGACGGTTGCACCTGAAGGGAGTGTTATTTTGTTAGACATTTTGCCTCCTATTTGATTGCCTTCCTGACATCATAACTTATAGGGAGCAGGTGGGCGGGATAGCGGCCCCCATCTTCCTTTATCCC